AGATTTCATACTGTTCAAGCAATCTATCATATACTTCGTCAGACATAAAAGGCTTACCATTGTAGTAAGCAACTTTTGCTTGTTTGATTAATGCCTCTAAATTTTTCATATGTATATTATACTAAATTTAACAAGACTTGTCAAGAATTATTTTTCGTATCCAAACAACTCAAAATCTTCACCAGCCCAAAGTTGGATCTTTTCTTTTCTTTCTCGAGTTTCTACTTCTTTCCATGAAGGATGACGATTATCATTTTTAACAGGTAGTATTATGTCTTTTGGTAAAAAATCTAATTGAGTAATATCTTCTTGTAGAGATTCTAGTTTTAAAACTACATTATATCCTATTGATTTTACATACTTCCACATAGGAAAATATCTATACATTAATCCATTGACTTCTGTTGCATCATGTTTTAGTGTTGCGTCTAAGCAATAATCAATGAATTCATCAAACGTACTTACACCCATTTGTTGAAGTTCTACCTTTCTTGATAAAGAAAAATAATAAAAACTGGTCATTCTATCATAAGGATTTCTAACACTAACTATCTTAGTGTAGTACTTTGCATGTTCTGGAACTATACGACAATGTTTATTTGTCAGATTACTTTGTATTGGAGGTCTCTGTAAATACCCAGCACAATGTTCTATAAAAATTGAATCCAAAGTTACACTTGCTGTTTTTGGAACATCAATATAAATAAATTTATGCTTATCAGAAATTATCATAGATAAATTTCATCAAGTAATTCTTTAAACTCTTCTTCTAATATGTTCTTACTTTCTGCCAGAGATAATATCTCTACTAATCCTTGAAAAAGATTTCTACTGTTATCAAAATCTATAGGCATAGATATACCTTCTCGACTAGGTTGCCACTCTTCTTCAAAATCTAAATAAAATTTTCTAAGGGATATATATTCGGTATCTCTAAAAGTAGAAACCATAAGACGAATCTGTTCATGCTCAGTTTCTTGTATTACTTTTTCGTATATTGCGGGAGTGTTAAGGTCAATCATTCTTAATCACTCGGTTGAGAGGTACTATACTCGTAATATTTTCAGGTTGCAAAATTCTATAGGAATCTGTATCCCAGCAAAATAATAGTACCGTATGATTTGTTTCTTTTGCTCTATTTCTTTTCTCTTGTATATACTTGGTAGAAAAGTCATTAGTGCAAACATTATATTTTAATTTTCTTGAGTTTTGACTTCTGTAAGTGATAATAGCATCACCAGCTTCGTCGAGTCTCTTTTTCAACTCTTCCTTTTTCATGTTTCCTCCAATTTAGTCTAACGAAAACTCTTTTGTATTGCTAAATTGCAGAGGTTACTTTTTAAGAATGCAAAAAACCAAGGCAGTAACCTGCCTTGGTCATTGGTTAAATCACACTAATTGTTTAGAGCTTCTACGATATTTGCAAAGTAAACAGCTGCTTTACCTGTTAACTTTGAGATGATTGCTGAATCAACTTCTTGACCTGCATCACTCAATACAGAAGTAAGTCTTTCTTGAGCATCTGTAACAGAAACTCTACCACCGCCTGTTGAGCTACCGCCTGAAGAGGCTCTAGCTGCTGGGGTTTTTCTTACATAAACACCTGCTTTTGTTAATATCATTCTCACGCCGTTTGGAGATTCTCCTAAGTGTTCGGCGATTTCTTTAACAATCTCCATTGATGTTTCAGGTGTAGGATCACTTTCCTGATACATGTCGATTGCTTCTTGCTTGCTTTCATCTGTCCAAGCCATTCGTTTTCTCCTAAAGTTAAATTTTTGTTTGTATTCGTTAAGAGAGAAGGTATTACGATAGCCAGGTGCCCATCCAGTGTTTGTTAGCATTTGGTTGTAATATCTGTCGCTCAATAACTCATTTCCTAAATATAATTATATTATAAGAAATTTGAAACCATTTGTCAAGATTTATTTTTCGGTAACTAATAGGACTTCCTACTTAGAAAAATACTTGATAATCATGCCAATCTTTTCTTCTGCGTTAGCGATTTTTTCTATTTGTGTTTCAATGGCTTCAACAATATCTGGATGTTCTCCAATCCCTGCGGCAGCTCTCTCATACACTCTAATATTTGCGATTGCTACTGCAATTTCTCCTTCTAGTTTTTTAATCAACGCTTCTAGTAAGTGATTCATTTATCTTTCCTCTGGTAAGTCGGGCATATTATCCCCATAAATTTCTCTACACTGTTCCTCGAAATCGGAGTCCCAGTATAACTCGTGTTTTTTATTTTGCCAATCTTCTATTGCTTTTTTGATTGCATCTTCTGCTAAAACTGAACAATGAATTTTTATTGCAGGCAGTTGTAATGCTTCTGCAATATCTTTATCTTTTATCTGTTTGGCTTCTTCTATTGTTAATCCTTTTAACATCTCAACAAACATAGTAGAACTTGCTATAGCAGAGCCACAACCATAAGTCTTAAACTTAACATCTTCTATAATATCTGTATCTGGATTTAATTTTAGTTGTAGTTTCATTACATCACCACAAGCAGGAGCGCCTGTTAATCCAGTTGCTACTGTTGGGTCTTTAGGATCAAATCGTCCCACTGAAAACTGTTCAGGACTATTTAATACTCCTTCAAATCTTTCTACTACTTCTTTACTGTATGCCACTAATCTAGCTCTGGGTCATAAGAATCTTGACCATCCTCTTTTAGTTTTCTATCAGAGGCGTAGTAAGATGCTTCTACTTTGGGATCATGATCCCAATTTTCTTCTAACTTAATTTTTTCTTTCTCCATTATTATCTCCTAATGCGCCTTTGACAAATCCATTGGCAAACTTTTCAAGTCTCTCAGGAATTAATAGTGTTAATACCATAAAAGGTAAAAATATAAAAAATATACTAAAAACAATTATGCTTGATAATATTGGTCTTTGTGCCAATATATTCTGAGGTGCTACTTTATTTATTATTTTTAGTGATGGAAAATAAATCTTCCACATAGAAAGTAATGCGCCTGCTAGCCAAAATGCTAATAAGTATTGCCAAAAATCTGTCATAAATATTCGTTTAAATGCTTAAGACTTCCTAAGTCATAAGCAAGTGATCCACTGTAATGCCCTGCATTATTAATTAACCCAAAATAGGGGGACTCGCACTCTGCCATTTCTGTTATCCATATAGTGTAATATTTTGAACCATACTTTTCTTCATAGTTTGTTCTTGTATCTTCTTTGAGAATAGTTGCTATGCAGTTCTTTCTTACTGCCCAAACTTTTTCTCCTACTTCAAAAGTTTCTGATACACACTGCTCTGGTAACATTGCATTTTTAATTGCTTCATAATCTGAATCAGGTAATTTCTGTGGAATACCTAATCGTTCTATAACTGCTTTGATAAATGCTGGGGAGCGATAGAGTGCTTTTGCAATTTCTGAAATGTTTGCCCCCGCAATATAATAAGTCACTATGCTCTTCTTTTCGGCTTCAGTGACTCCTTTTCCTTTGTTCTGTGATTTTCTTAACTCGCGATATTCTATTGTTGATTTATGCTCATCAATAATATTGTTGAGCCTTGTTGTGTTGTATGCGATATTAAGAATACTGCATGCTTCTTTCTTTGTTATAGGAGTGTCTGCCTCTAACAAATTAATTACATGCTGTATATTAGTTTCTGTTAATTTTTCGTGTTTTTTAATCCTTGCTGCCAAGTTGACTCCCTAATAAAATAATTGTATAATGTATTATTTTTAATAAATCTTTTTCATTTTTGCCATCTTTCTTTCCATAGCGTTGTGCATACTTAATGACATTTCCTAAACAAAAACCTTCTCCATGATCTGCATCAAATATAAACTCAGTAGATTGTATTTTATTCATACTGTAATGTGCATCATAGGTAGAATCTATATAAGTTTTTAACTGTTCTAATATGATATCTTCGTTGAATTTATACTTGCTCATCTTGCTGTAATTCTCTTTTCATAGTCTGCGAAATCTTCATCCCACCAATGAGGTTTATCACGATGTGACCATGCTGCAAAAGTCGCTTTATCAAGATGATAATAGTCTCGATACGATTGTATTGGATTATCATAATCTCTTAGCTCTTCTGGCATTGCCAAACCGAATGTTGTAAAACCGACACGAGGAAGATTTACAGGATCTGGTAATTTATTTACTACTTCTACTACTGATTTATGTAGTTTTCCATAGCGGTAATGATATTCATCATTGAGTGCGTTTGCATAGCAATGAACCCACTCGTGATTATCCAATGATTCCCTTGCCCAGATAGTGCAGGGATGATTATACATCATTGGAAGGTAGGGAATGGGTCGTTCCTCTAGAGGCAAGTGTTTAATTTCAGCTTTCGCTTTGTTCATTACTTCTCTTTCCTCTGCATTTAATGCGCGAGGAACATAACCCAAAAGTTTGTCTATCCAAACTGTGGTGCAAAGTATTTGGGCAGCTTCGAGTGGCATCTTGACAATATGTTTGTCAACATGATACTCTGCTGCTTTGTCTAAGTCCTCGTCAAGATAGAATAAATTCATCTATCTCTCCCAACACTTATAACCTTTACAGTCCTTAACATTGTAGCCAAATGCCTTACAATGAGGACAAGGTTTGTCTTTTGATTGCTTTTTTAGTTCTGTGAATTTTTTCATAACTTATATTATACAAAATATAAAAGGAAAAGTCAAGAACTATTTTTTATTTTCCAAATGCTTTGCCAGCTTCTGAGATACCAAAGGCTCCGAGAGTTACTACTACCAGTGAGGTATATACTGTGTCGCTTATTACTAAGTCCATACCCCAAAATGCCGTAATTAAATCAGCAAGTGCAAATAAACACATAAAGCCAAAAGATATAAACCCAATAATAGATTTTTCATTTATATCATTATTATCTAAAAATAAATCTATAAACTTTCTCTTTGGAGGTGATAATTGTTTCTTAGCTGCCTCTGCTTCTTCCTTCATTGCACCGATAGTATCTTCGGCTTTGTCTAGCTTTTCGATCAAAGCCATATACTTATCTAAGTCTATTTGAACTTCGTTTCTGCTATCTACTCCTTCTGACATTATCTATCCTTAGCTTTGCCCACGTTTAGTGCACACCAGTCCATGACCATATAGACTTTCTTCATTAGTCCATCATCAACTGGGGTTGGGGTTAATGCAGCAATTGCTGAACAAACCATTACTATAGTTGGTACTACGGCGATAAATGCTCCGATCCATTCAAAGAATGCTATCATAGCTTTCTCCTTTTGCTCTTTCGAGCCTTTGCCTTTTAGGCTATTTCATATTTTATGATAGTATTAAGTTTTATATCTTCCCATCTTTTATCATGGATTCTATATGCTAAAATACTATCAGAATCCGACTGGTTTATTTTATTACTAAAATAGGTCGGATCTAAAGTACATCGAGCTATTCTTTCTTCACCAGACACTAAGCTAGTGAAATAAATATCTACGACATTCTTTTCTAAAACTGATTTAATCTCTGAAAAGCGTATCATAAAGGTTCGCCATTCAGAGGATTTTGATTATTAATTTTTCTTTTTTCTGTTCTTGATGCTTGGTAGTGTTGAATATAAGGTTCTGATACCCATTTCATATAATCTTC